TGACCAGACTGACCATCCCAACATTACGATGGGGACCGAAAGTAAAAGCAAAATAAATTCGTCTTTCCAATCTGATTGTCTGGATTCTAAAAGTTTTCCTTGGTAAGCTTCCTCACCTCGGGCCATTTTTGATGCATGCATAAGCTGTGCATCTGACATAGCCATTTTCGTTCTCTGTTTATTAGCGTAAATTTTACTACCAGCAGAAACGGCTAATTTAATTGCCGATAACCACATGTTAGTACCAAGTAGCTTTTACAGGTTTTTTGTCAGCTCTCATTCTTTTAGTTCCTTTAACAGTAACAACCTGAGATTCAGTACCACTAGTCATTTCTACTGGTTTGTTTCCTGTTTGGTAACCATCTGAACCAACGCCTAATTCTTTTTCAATTTTAACGTCGTCATTCATGAAAGTTGATCCTCTTTGCCAATCTTTACTCATAATTTTCTCCTTAATAATTAATTATACTTAATTTTTCTTAAAATTTCTACCAAAATCGTTTTTTTTACTTTGGTCTGCCATTTCTTGTTTAGCAATTGAAACTCCTGCACGCATTTCAGCCAATTCTTGGTCTTGTTCTAGGCTTTCATCGTGATGTTGGTCGTTCATCATAGCTCTCATAGTATCTAAGTCAAGTCTTGCTGAATTATTGTCAGTTCTATCTTGATCAGCTCTAGCTTTTAAGTCTAATTCTCTTGATTTTAGTTTAAGTAGTGGATCTCCACCTACTTCTGAGCTAATTTTATCTTCTTCTTTAGCATAATCCAGAGTCATTTCTGCAATTAATATTGCTTTTCTAGATTCTAAAGCCATAGTTATTTGTTTGATTCTTTGTTGAGCTTGTATTGCTTGTGGGTTTTGTTGCATCATTTGTGGATTCTGCATCATAGGCGCTAATTGTTGTTGTATCATTTGCATTTCTTTCATTTCTTCAACAAATTCTATTTGTACTTGTTCTTGTGCCATTAAACTAATGTGTTCAAGTATATTTTTTTGTAATGACATCATTGCCATCGGATTATTTTGTACCATAGAGATAGACATAAAACTTAAATGAGCATCAATATGTGCTTTGTGATCTTGTCCTGCAAAAGCTTGAAAAGGCTTTCCACTAATTGCTAAAATATGTTCTAAACTTGGATCCATGGGAATAGGCGGCTGCGGAGGAGGTAAAATTGCATTTACATTTTTTACTCCAATTGCATCATACATAGATCTATACGCTTGATACAAGTTATGAATTTTAGGATTAGATTGTGCAAGTTGTAACTGAGTTTGAGCCATAGAAATTCTTTGTGTTTGAGAATAAATGTTAGGATCAGCAACAGGTAAAATATCTACCTTATCATCAAAGTCAGCAACTTTAATTTCCCTAGACGCACCAGGTACATCATAAGGATAAACCGGAGGTAGATAAGTTTTAAATACATTTGCTAATAATCTAAATTCATTTTTTAAACCTACATATAATCTTTTGTGTATTGCTGACATAACTCTAGAACCACGTTCTAATAGTGCAACTGTAGTTCCAACAGCGGCAGCTTGATTCATATCTCCAACTTGTGAGTCTGCAATAGATGCAAACCTTTGAGCAGACTGAACACAAATACCCATTAAAGATAATAAAGTTTGATCGGGTCCTTTAAATGGTAATTGCATAAACTGATCTTTAATATTTCCACCTGGAACATCTACATCTCTAAATTCTCCAGGTTGTAATGGCTGCGCATCGTCTCTCATTCTAACTCCTCTAGTTTTAAAACCAGCAGGCAAGTTAGCTAAAGTTCCAGCATCTAATAATTGTCTTAATGCAACTGTTGCAGTTCTTGATAATCCACCAATCATGTGAATTAAACCTAAACCATAAAAACCTAAACCCGGTAAAAATTTAAAATGCACAAAGTAATCTTTTTTATTTTTTAAAGGATCTTCTGGCGCATAGTTTCTTCTAATAGATAAAACTTTTCCGTTAGCTTCATCTATTGTTATTATATAAGGTAATTTAATTCCAGTGGGCTCACCATCTTCAGGATTAACGTCTTCGTGTCCTTCCAAATCTACGTCAACATGCATTTCTAAAATAGTATAAACATCTTCAGTACCATTTTGTTGAATACCTTCTAATTCTAATTCTTTTTGTTTTAATTTATCTTCTTGTACTGGCGGTTCTCCCAAATCAATGTCTCTATAGAAACCATTGATTTGTTGTTTTCGTAAATCATTTGGTGACATACGAATAACGTGGATTACAGCTTCCGCATCTTCTAATGAGGTAGCAGAGTACGGCACGACTAAATCTTCAGCCGGGATAAATTTACTTACAGCTCTACCTAATAAATCATCGTAATAAACTTTTTTAAAAGTAGATCCTGATAGGGGTAAGTAAAATAACATTTGATCAAACTCTGGTTCATACTCTTTCATCTGATCCATAATTTGATAGTTCATAAAATCTTTAACACGTTTAGATTGTTCTTCTTTAGGAACACTTGCATCTCCTAAAATTTGAGTTCTAACCGGTCCATCCGCTGGTAATAATTCTTTGTAAGCTTGAGCTTGAAATTGTGTAACCGCTTCTGCTAATACTGGGTGAGTAACCGAGGCTGCACCTCTAAATGGTTCTGTTCTAGTTACATATTTAAATCCTAAAAGATTTAAACCTTCTCTATAACTATCTGCCCATTCTTGTCTTGATTCTTTGTAATTTCTATAGTGTTCCATTAATTCAGCTGCTAATGGATCTAAAACATTATCTTCTAAAAAATCTGCTAGGTTAGCATCATGATCTTCGCCACCTTCTGGATTAACTTCTCCTGGATCAAAATTAATAGTTGCTCCACCTTCTTCATCCATTTCAATTTCAGTTTTTCCATCGGAAGATATCTCTTCTACAGCTTCTTCTTTAGCCTCAACTATTTCTTCCTCACCTGGAATCTCGACTTCTGTCATTGTATTGGGTAACGATTTATCTATTGTAGCCATAAGCTATTCTATCCTCTATTCTTGATTGTTTCAACACCTGAAAGCTGTCTATCAGTTGTTTTATTAAAAGTCAATGTTAGTATCATCCATTAACATTTCATTGTAAACTTCTCTATCATAATCAGTCATTGCATTCATTCTTTCAATTTCTTCTTGTGTAAAGTCATAATAATCTTTAGCTATTCCAGCTCCTGTCATCGCTGCGCCGACCGGTGTTAATGATCTAGCTATTTTTGCTCCACCCATTAATTTACCTAATCCACCGCTAAAAGCACTGCTTCCCATTAAACCTAATCCTGCTGTTTTATCTGCTACTGCTTCTACAATATTATCACCACTTTCTAAATTTTCACTTATTTCATAAGCTGCGTTTGCTACACCTACAGCTGGCGCTGCTAAAGTTTTTAATAATCCTTTTAATAATGTTGATCCAGTTTTTGTCATTGCTGTTCCACCTACTGCTAGTGTTTCTGGATTTTTAGATGCCCAATCAAGTAAGCCAGATTGTGAAGCCACATCATCTGTACCTGCTTTTACAAATGCGCCTATTTCATTATTATAAATAGGTTCGCCTGCTTGTACTTCATTACCCCCTGTCATTAGGTAAGTGCCTATTGCAGCGGGGATTGCGGTCTTTGCTTTGCCAATATTTTTTCCTATATTTAATAAAGTTTCAGTTGGAGTTTTTAAAGTTCTTGTTCCTGCTCCTTTAATCATTTTATCTGCAAATTTAGTAAAACGATTTATATTGTCATCTAAATTTAAATCAGGACCATATACTCTTTTACCTCCAGGTAGAGTTCCTTTAATTCCTAGTGTTTTTAAATCATCCGCAGATTTAACTATACGTGCACCTTGATTTGCTTTATGTGAAGAAATAGATAAATTTTTTAAAGGACTTTCTTTTATTCCTTTATTGTGTTGTAAATGTAATGGTGAATCTATACCAGTTCCTGATTGCAATCCTTTTAATAAAGTAATTTTTTCTCCGCTTACTGGATTTACATAAGGAGTATTTTTTAAAGTTTTCATATCATTAAAAACTTTATTATATTCTTTAAATCTTGGATCTCCTTTTTTTATAGCTTCTTTAATTTTGTCAAAAGTTAAAATGTCTCCATTTTTTACATCTTTAATTTTTAATGTTTTATAAGAATTAGTTTTACCTCCTGCTACATATTTAAAGTCTTTTCCATTTCGACCAATATGTCTATCTAAATCTCTTAAAATACTTTCTTCTACAATTTGACCAGATACTCTTGGAAGTTTTGTTCTAGTATTTGCTTTGTCAAAATCTTTTAATAAAACTTTTTCAAAAACTTCATTTTTAGCTCCTACTCTAGTAGCAGCTAATCTTACTTTTTCTTTTATTTTTTCAAATTTAGGATTTTTATTTAAAATGTTAGTTACAGTTTTAACATTGTCTGTTTTTATATTAAAGGGTTTGTTATAGACTTTAGCATATATTTTTTGAGCAGATGCATTAACTAAAGGTTTTTTATTAGCAACAACATCGTCAACTATTTTATTAATTTCTTTGTTAATTTTAGTTGTTACTGGAGTAGCTCTTGTTAATTTTTTATAATTAGAATCACCTATAGATTCCATAATTAACTTTATAGATTTTTCTGGAAAAGCAGTTTGTATTTGTGATGTTGAAACTGGTCCTTTTTTAATTGCTTTATTAAACCAATCTAGAATTTGTTTTCTAACTTTAAGTCTAGATTCTTTTGTTTGTCCAATTTGTCCTCCTACTACAGCCATTGGCTACCTTATCGCTTTGAAATCTACGTCAACCTTGTTGTAGTCTACCATTAAATATCCATTGTCATGTTTAACTGAAGCCCATGGAACTTCTTGAGCCATAACTCCTTGGTAAACTTTAGGATCATTTAAGTATGTAAAGTTGTAGATGTTAATATCAGATGGAGATTTTCCAACTAACTCAATATTATCTTTTAATCTTATATCACTGAAACCTAGCTCAGAACTTCTAGCATTACTTTGTCTTGTACCTGCTTTACTTCCATAACTATCTTTAGCACCTGTGTAACCGCCAGCTCTATTAGGATTATAGTTGTTTCCATAATTAGGGTTTTTTTGCATAAATGATTGAGCTCCTGCTTTAGCGTCATTATCTGCCTTATCTTGAGCTGCTTTAGCTTCAATTTTATTTTGAGCTATTTGATCTAAAATTGTTTGTTGTTTTTTTTGCCAAGCGGGAAGATTAGATTTTTTTAATTTAGAAAATCTTGTGTCTAATTTTTCCAAACGGTTTTCTAAAGTTTCTAAATCTTTATCATACATAGTTTGAAGATCATTAGATCCAAATAATGATTGTAAATTTTTACCTGCTAGTCTTCCACCTGTAATTTGAGCTAAACCACTATTTGCATTTTTACCATACATACCTTGCTCATTTAAAAAATCTACTTGACTTTGAAGAGCTGGGTTATAATTTTGTGATCCCTTACTTAAAGCATTTCTTGAGTTTGCAAAACCTTTTATCATGTTAAATGGAGTAGGAATTTTACCCATCACATCCATAATAGAACCTATGCCACTACCAATTGCATTTTTAGTTTTATTCATTAAACTTGCATCGGGGTTTCCTCTTGACATAATATTTTTATCAATAATTCCTGTGTAAGGATTATTATTGTATGCTCTATTTTGATATAGTTCTTGTAAAGTATTTGTTTTATTAGGTGCGTCTATAAAATCATAACCAGGTTGAAAATCTAAATCTGAAAATCTGTTATCTTGGTATCTTTCTAAATTTTGTAATGCGTTTGGAAAATTTTCTGGGTTTCTAATCATGTCTGGATAATCTGCAGACGGTTGAGTATAACCTGACATAA